ACAATCCGGACGACTCGACAGATTACGTCGTCCCCCAGCTCGTCAGCGCAACGAACGGATTCGCACACCGAACGCTGCCTGACTTCCTGGGATACCCCCCAATGGCATCCGCCGGCACCACTTCGAGCATGAGCGCGTTCTACAGCCGCGCCTATGCCTTGATCTGGAACGTGTGGTACCGGGCGGAATACCTCCAAGATTCGACCACCGTCGACCTCGACGACGGGCCGGACGCAATCGCGGACTATCCGCTCTTGCCGAGAGGGAAGCGTCACGACTACTTCACGTCGGCGCTCCCCTGGCCGCAAGCGGGAGATCCGGTGCGGCTGCCATTAGGCGACACCGCACCGATCGTACCCAGCTCAAGCGGGGCCTACCCCACCTTCTACCGAAATACGGCAGGAGCAGCAGCGGGAATCTTCGCAACAGACCAGAGCGGAACCGGAGTCTATGGATCCGTCACCTGGCCGGATCAGGACACCGGCACGACGGGACAGGTCCGACTCAAGTGGGAGGACAGCGGCCTCATGGCCGACCTGGCCGACGCCACCGCCGCGACGATCAACGAAATGCGGATGGCGTTCCAAATGCAACGGCTGTTCGAGCGAGACGCCAGAGGAGGCACGCGATACACCGAACTACTCCGCGCGCACTTCAACGTCGTCTCGCCCGACGCACGTTTGCAGAGGGCCGAGTACCTCGGAGGCGGGACAATCCCGATCTCCGTGAACCCGGTCGCGCAGGCGCTCCAATCTTCGACTACGGCGCGACTCGGCGAGCTCGCAGCCTTCGGGGTCATGGCCGGCGGAATCCCGAACATCACCAAGTCGTTCACGGAGCACTGCGTCCTCCTCGGACTCATCAGCATCAGGGCCGACCTAACCTACCAGCAAGGCGTACCGCGCCAATTCCTGAGGACGACCAAATACGACTTCTATTGGCCGGCCCTGGCGCACCTAGGAGAGCAGGAAATCCAAAATCAGGAGATCTACAAGCAAGGCACGGCAGCCGACACACAAGTGTTCGGATACCAAGAACGGTGGGCCGAGTACCGCTACAAGCCCAGCCAAATCTCGGGAGCGCTCCGGAGCAGCTATTCGCTCTCCCTCGACGCCTGGCACCTCAGCCAGGAGTTCAACGCGCTCCCCCTGCTCAACGAGGAATTCATCAAGGAACAGCCTCCGATGACCCGCGTCCTCTCGGCAGCGGTAAATGCGGGAGGCGACACCACGCTATTCGGCGAGGTGGCGATCATCGACGCCCTGTTCAACTTCAAGCACATCAGGCCAATGCCGACCTATTCGGTGCCCGGCCTGATCGACCACTTCTAGGAGGACAACATGGACCCGTTGATGGCAGCCGCCTTAGGCGGATTGGCTGGACAAATGGGCGGAGCCGCTGGCAACTGGTTCAGTCAGGGGCTCTTCACCGGAAACTGGGGAGGGACGTCCGACGAACGAAAGAACGTCGTCACCGACACACGAAAGCTACGCAAGACGGCCTATCAAGATATGGTCTTCAGCCTCAAGGAAGCAGGGCTGAACCCAATGCTCGCAGTAGGCGCAAGCCCTGGCTACTCCGCGGCACCGCAAGTCGCGCAGCCGCAATACCAGGGAAACCCAGGATTCAACCAATCCGTAAACTCGGCGCGCCAGGTCGGCGTAGCCGAGGGCAAGATGCCCAGCGAAATCAAGGAGAACGAAGCTGGCGCCGCACTCAAAGACCAAAACCGAATCGTCGCACAGCTCGGAATTCCGTCGCTGTTGCAACAGTTCGAACTCAACCAAGCGACGATCGACAAGGTCCGGAACGACACCGCCGTACAAAAGCTGTTAGGCGAGGTCTACCGAGCGGACGCCATCATGAAAGGAGCAAGCGCCCGAGAGATCGACCAACGGATCGGACAGATCGACAAATTCGGCCTCCCCGGCCAAAGCTGGGAAGGCATCCTCCGTCAACTCCTGACCGACGAAACAACCGAGAACTCGGCGAAGTCGTGGTGGGACACGATCAAAGACGGAATCAACGACAAGGGCAAGCAGCAGCAAGAAACAGAGGGATTCGAGTGGGGCACGGCGCCTGGACTCGTAGACCTCTACCGCTACTACAAGGCGAAATAGCATGTCAGACGAACCGCGGAAGCCGACCTATCCCACCAGGGGAACCCGAAGCCGCACCAAGCAGGCTCCGGCACAAGAAACCAACATCAACCTAATGGTGGGGCGCTACATGAAAACCGGCGTGTTCACCAACATCAATCCGAGGGAACCGAAGTACGGTGACTTCAGCGAAGCCACCTCCTTGGAGGACGCCTTCAACCGAGTCCAGGCCGCAAACCGGGAGTTCATGGCGCTACCCGCCAAGGTCCGCGCCCTGGCACAGAATAATCCAATCACGTTGCTCGAAATGCTCGCAGACGAAGGGGCGACGGCCGCCCTAATCGAAGCGGGCCTCCCGGTCAAGACACCCCCCCGGCAGGGGGAAACCCCTGCACTCCAAGATGCGGGCGCTCCCGCCGGGGGTGGTGTCAGTTAGACCAATTGACTACAAGTAGGATCAATTGGTCGGCCACCACCAAGGTGGCCAAGGAGGATGCGATGAGACGATCCAGAATGAGCCGTGGCGCCTCCCGGAAGAACTTCCGGAAGGGCGCAGCGACGATGAACGCGAACCTCACCACGAAGCCGCTACGGGGCGGGTGGCGGTTCTAAACGGTGCCCTGCACCAGACCGATCCGTGGCGTCCGGGGTTCCGACGGAGTCGTGAGACTCAAGAAGGGAATCCCGGACGCCCGGCTCTTCGGAACCGGCACCAAGCCGGAGCTCGAGCTGCCTTGTGGAAAATGCATGGACTGCAAAATCCGCCGCACTCGAGACTGGGTTACGAGGCTCACCCACGAAGCCTCGCTCCACGAAGACAACTGTTACCTCACGCTCACGTTCTCGGAAGACGGCCTCGGCCTGCGAGAACTGCAGCGAGGTACACACCCGCTCGACCTGGACATCAAGGACTGGCAGCTATTCGCGAAGCGCTTGCGGAAAGCTGCCGGCCCGTTCCGATTCTTCCAGGTCGGCGAGTACGGAGACGAAAACTACAGACCCCACTATCACGCTGTGATCTTCGGACAAGGCTTCCGAAACGAGGGCGAAAAGTGGGTCGACGAGAAAGGGCACCCGAAATGGACGGGAAGAACTATCGAAAAATGCTGGCCGTACGGATTCCACGAAATCGGGGAGGCGACGCCAGAGACACTGGAGTACGTCGCGAAGTACGTCCAGAAGAAACTCTACGGGAAGATGAGAGAGGAAGCTCTCGAAAGAACAGACTTGCAAACTGGCGAGCACGTTACGGTGCGTCCAGAAACCGCAAGCATGTCGAGAGGAGGGAGGACAGGTAAAGGACTGGGCCACGGGTGGTGGACCCAATACCGCTCGGACGTGTTCCCCGACGACTTCGTCGTGATGAACGGGAAAAAGCTGCCAACACCGAGATACTACGCGAAGCAGCTCAAAAAAGAAGACGAGTCGGCCTGGTCGAAGATCGCCAGCCAGCGCCTCGAAAACGCAAAGAAGCGCCAGGCCGACAACACGCCCGAGCGAAGAAACGTCAGAGAAAAAGTCACGGCGGGCAAGGTAAAACTCAAGCCCGCCCGTAAGCTATGAAAGGAGAACCGGAAGGCTGTGCCTAACGCGCCCCTCCCCTGCGCTTGGGCCCCTTTTGGGGGGGCCCGCTCCGGGAGAGGGGGCGCTACCAAGACAAAGCGCAGACAGCCACGCCAACTAGTGAAGCAAGAACAAAAACAGGACACGCAACCAACACCGCGCAGGACGGGGGGACGGGGGGAAGGGCGGGCAAATATGAAATAGAAAAGAGAAAAGAAGAGAAAGAACCAAAGCTCAGAACCGAACGATCCCACAACTAAGGATGAAAACATGCAAAACAAGAAGATCTACGTCCTCGTATCCAACATCATCAGCGCAGTGCTCGGAGCACTGGGCGGATACTTCGGAATCAACTGAAAGGAAATAACAATGCGAATCTACACAATCTACGACACCAAGGCAGAGCACTACGGGAACCCGGTATTCGTGCGAACCGACGCAGAGGCCCGAAGAGGATTCGGCCAGGTCGCCGTCGACCGACAGACCGAAATCGGCCGACATCCCGAGGATTTCATCCTCTATCGAATCGGAACCTGGGACGCCGAAACCGGAAGAATCACGCCAGAAGCAGGAACCTGCATCGCCAAGGCGATCGAATTCCAGAATGAAGGGAGCAACTAACCAATGGCACGAAACACCGCAGGAAACGTCAACCAGAAGAGCTTCGCGACACTGCCCAAAGCAGACATCCCGCGAAGCGTATTCAACCGAAGCTACACACACAAAACGTCAATCCCAGCAGCGGGAATGCTCTACCCGATCTTCGCCGACGAAGCGCTACCGGGAGACACCATCAGCATCAAGACGACCATTTTCGGTCGACTAGCAACCATGCTCTACCCGCTGATGGATAACGTCGTCGCAGACTTCCATATGTGGGCAGTCCCGCTGCGTTTGGTATGGACGAACGCACAGCGATTCTTCGGAGAAAAGGACAATCCGGACGACTCGACAGATTACGTCGTCCCCCAGCTCGTCAGCGCAACGAACGGATTCGCACACCGAACGCTGCCTGACTTCCTGGGATACCCCCCAATGGCATCCGCCGGCACCAC